AGTTAAAAAGACATAGGTAGCCTGTAGCCTCGGATTCAGTGGCCAGGTATTCAACGTCGGCACTGCGTATCCAGCATCCGTTAAATACTGACGAATATACATTCCATCTTCCGTGTTCGTAGTATAGGATATATTACCAGACTCTATGTCTGCGATAGTAGACGCCACTGTAACTTCAGGTCTAGTACGAAACCCAGCAGGATCAAGAATGGTATAGAGATCTTGGATCGGCCTCAATGTAAGTTGCACAATGCACTCATGATACTGCAGCGCTATGAGTGGCAGAGCTAGGCTTGGATTCTTTGTAAACCAGAATGACAGTGGTACCGTAATATCGCGGCCAGGGATCGAAGGAAAGTTGTTCTGTGGACCAGATACAGTCGGATCCGGATAGACATTCGGATAAAGGCCGCTCGTACGTTTCGTACCGGTACCGACAATTCCAGAATATGACCCGTTTGCCGGATCATATATTTCCGGAACATCTCCAATAAGAGCCTGCCACTTATTAAATTCCGTCTCATCCTGATCAGTTGATGCCGTAGCGATGATATAGTCGCTGTCAAACTGCTGAACTAAGGTCCCGCCTACAAAGAATGATGCATCTTGAATAATCTGAGCGCCGATATATCGGACCCACTTGAATTCAAACTGGGAACGACCTGGAATGTTCGTGTATTTGCTGTAAATATCAGGGAGTGTAAAAGTAAAATAGAGGTCCGTGAGCAAATCACCGACACGCTGAATTTTAGCCTTCAGTTGTATTGGCTGATTGAAAAAGAGTTCCTGCGGACCCTCTAATGGGATTGTTACTGATTCAAACGCGAAATGACTGTATTTCTTCAAGACTGAATAGAAATACGTAAAATCCGGATTTCCACTGAGGATAACATTCTGGGAGCCGTAGGCAACTAAAATGTATAATCCGCCACCTGCCATGACAACTCTTCTTGCTAGTGTGAAACAAGATGAGATATCATTTAAACCGCCGGGCTTTTTCCTCTAAGAAGGAACCGTTCCGTTTGTCGTCCACCAAGTATCTGCTAGATACGGGGCCATTGATAACTGATTAGCAGCTGTCAGAACAGGAGAAGGCCCGTCATTCATTAATGACTGGATCTCACTGTATGTCAGAGCATAGCTGAAGTAGAATACACGACTTGCCATACCGTTTGCAGTGCCATCGAATGTCAGCGCCGTTAGACCATCCGCAGCGAAATCGGGATCCGTCATTAGCGACGCAACATTGGCCTTCTGAATAGTTGTCTTTCTGTTGCTGAATAGATAGACGTTCCCGTAGTTCTGGTATGGCGGTGTGGAGTTAGACAACTTGATCTTCTTCTTCAGACTTCCATTCAGATAAATATAGATCGTGCTGCCCTTGCATGACACCACGAGATGGAACCACTTATCAACCGGAATATTGTCAATATCCGTCCAGTTGTCCCACGTGTCATAAGAATTCATATATACGCGCAGCGTGTTCTTGTGACCCCAGCAGAAGACGCCTGGACCGAACAGCGGATACATCTGACTATAGCCCTTGTGCATGATGTGATACAGGTTGGCATGACCATTAGCGAACGTGGCACTATTGACATTAATAAACATCGAGTAACTGAATTCTATGCCGGAACGCTGATTATCCGAAAAGAATACGGTCTTGGCCTTAGGATTGTTTGGATTCTGCACCGCCGTGAACATCTTTGCACCGGACGTGTAGGTGTCAGGAAACAGCTCAACACGGTTCTTCCACATGGTAGCAAATGAATTATAAAAGTACTCTCCCATCCCCATGGCCACGTATAGTAGGACGACAATGGCGAGACCCGTAAGAATCTGTGTAACTATGTCGCTTTCGCCTGATCCGGGCGCTTCCATTGATACTCTATCTATCAGCACTTCTTAGAAAAAACTAAGCTGAATGGTGCTTTGAATTAGCGCAGATATACGATATACTGCTAAATACTCCACGCTAGCAAGAATATTAGAGTGTCTTATAGATACTCTATCATTCTTTTAAATTATTAATAGGAAGAAGCATATGCTGTAGTTTCTAAGCATTATTCTTTATAGTGAGTGAGTACTTGCTGGGATCGAAATACCCCTTGATCTTGGACCAAGGTGAGCTGTCAAGAGGGCCGTTCTGGTATATCTTATAGACCTGATCCGGAGAATAAGCAAAGTTGGCAGCCTGAGTCTGGCCAATTATACCACCGAATCCATAGGGGCCTCCAACGATGACCTCAGGGACATCGCCATCTACCTTGAACATGCTGTCGAGTACACAGCTGCGCGTCATCTTCCCGTCGATGTACAGGTCGAGTGTGCGGCCATTCAAGACGGCATTGATATTCACCCAGCGCTGGAGATCGACTGATTCAACGTCACACTTCTTGAAGTCGCCGCCCGCATCTGTGTAAGGAGCCACACCGTAGTTTGTGCCGTCAGCGGGGCGAATCTTGTTCAGTTCGTCCGTCGTTAAAGTAGTGGCAGTAGTGCTGACACGGACGCCCAGCTTAGGAACATTCTGACCTAAGTACATTACAAGCGTCTTGAAACCACCGGAACCGCTGCCGCCACTGAGGGTCAGGAAGGGCTTGTTGTAGTTCTTATTCACTTCCCAATTGGTAATATAGATCCACGTACTGACGGAGTATTCACCCCCCTCATATAACGCGGGTATCTCCGTGTTATCAGGGGAAAACGTAGTAGGCTTCTGACTCTTACCAGGCAGACCAGAAAAGGGATCCGTATAGAGAACAACATCAGTTAATTCACCGGAGCCGTTGAGCCACTTGTAGAAATAATAGAGGCCGAGAGCTATCAGCGCAAAAACCGCGACTTTGAATACCATTCCTCCTGCGCCACTGTCCATCTAATTCTATTCTTATAGCGCTTAATATTTAATTCGAGTGCGTTGCACTGAAATTAAGTATTAATTAATAAATGGTAATTCAATTAAGCATAATTCGATGTCCATTGATACATCGGTCCTGTAGCCTTAGCTGCCGAGCAGTTTCCGCCCGGACATATGATTAAGTCCTTCAAGCCATTTAGTGACACATCAGGTAAAGACGGGAGATCACTTGTTAAATACGGCTTATGGTCGGTATCTGATGACTCTCTTATGTAGTTCTGAACATCATCCATCTGCATTGCATAGGGTGCTAAACTAATGAGCGCAATACTACCTCCAAGTCTAGGATCACCTATGCGTAATGGCTGAGTGTCATCATATGCTGGCATCGCCGTACAGGTGTGAGAAACTGAGAGCTGACCATTCACATAAATATTGAACTTGCGACCCTGCTTTACAATCATTACGCAATTCCATCTCTGAAGCTGTAGACTATCGATATCAATATGCTCAGGGTCGGATGATCCATTTACGAAAACTTCTAGACTAGCAGGAGCCAGCATTTGGGAACGGCCGGCGTCGGGCGCAATCAAAATCTTGAAGGACTGCTTCGACCCAATATTGAGTGCGGTCGCATATTCATTACCAACAACTGACGTACGATCTTTGATTGTTGGTAAAATGAAAAATATCAGCGTAGAGCCAGGAGAAGTATTCCATCCGCTGTTTAAATCTACATTTGATCCTAGCGGCGTCAGCGTAGAGAGCGACATTTTCTCATTGCCAATACGATTAGGAGCTGCCGTTGGCGATGTGTATATACTAACGCCGTAATAGACGCAATATGTTAGAATTACAATTGCTGCTAGGAACCAATAAAGGCGCATCTATTAGACTATTGGGTATTTTGAATACCGTAAGTCTAAAATTATCTTTTCATTTACTTGAAGCTTGCTATATCTGTAAGATCATTCATACGCCCCTGCATTTCATTCGGCTGAATGGAATAAGGAAATAGCCTCAAATTCATAGCCTGAATGCCCCTTGAAAGCAGAATTGTTGTTTGAGTCGGTTTAGCACCTGGGTTCCTGTGAATAATTGTACGTTTTATATTAGCCGGCGCAAAAATGATGTCGCCTGCTGTAGGGTTAATCTGCTGACCCTGCAGCTGCACTGTATGCACAAGTAAGCCATTCAAATATGCCTCCACAATCTTCGGCGACTTTACAAAGCCCAGTCTAAATGGCGTATGAACAGGCACATTGTCGACTATAGTCGATCGGATCAGACGTCTATTTTGGGAATCGGTCTCATATATATTTGTATGAATCGTATTGGTATTATTGTCAAGTGTGAATGTAACAATAGGCTGCTCTAGAGATCCTATCATAAAAAATGTCCTCTGCACATTATTAGATGCAGCATTATATCCTAGATCCTGTGGCTTATCATCATTGATTAAGACATCCAGAGTTACACTGTAACTCGACTGACCCTCTATAGTCGAGCTGGCGAGAGGAATAATGGGATTCGGGTTTTCGGGATCTGGTGGTGGCGGCGCGCCTATCGTGATATCCTTTATTTCCTTAAGGCTTGCCCAAAAGTTATCAGACGTGTCACTGCCGGGTAATGATACATAACCAGGCCCACCAGGTGTCCTTTTGAATATTGGAAAAACCCAGTAATCCATAATGAGCAGAATTATGCCAATAAGTAATATTCCCGCAATTATATACATGAATATCTGAACAATCCCCATTCCAGCAATAGGTTCGGGAAGGCCAGAGGGCGTAATTGCGGTCGGTCCTGCCGGTTTTACCGTAGTAGATGCAGCAGCTGATGTAGATTTACTCACGTTCTTTTTCAGAGTTTCTACATTTTTATAGGCCGATTTGGCCAGTTCAGCGCGATCCTGATTCATCTACAATACCGCTTAATTATTTAACTAATAAATAATTAATCGGCACTGCTGCGAATGCAGATACCTTAGTTACGCTACCATAAGCTTGTCTTCTTTCGCGTTTTTCTCTTCTCACGGGCCTGACCATCTGGAGGTTTCGATCCGTGTTTTCTGAGAGTCTGTTTCTTGGGATTATAGCCAATGCGCTTATAATAGGGGTTCGACTCACTCGCCTTGCAATTAACCAGCTTCTCTCGCAGATAACAAACGAAGGAAAGTCTGCTATAAGGTTTATCAATACCCTGTGTCCCCGTATCCATCTTATTTAGATAGACCACAGGCAGCTTCTTATTGAATGCCTTGTCTTCCTCCGTCTCTCTCATCTCAGTATTGCAATGCCATTCATGCACATCCATCGCCAAGAAATCACCCGTTCTCAGATCAAATCCCACCTTGTATCTTGGAAAGAGAGTATAGCCCCCATGGTATCTACCACGCTCAATTACTGATAGATTACCGAACCCCTTTCTCATATCACCGTCATCCATATGCAGACCCGTGCGAAAGTTGCGATTCATGGTCACCGAGGAGAAGGCTGTATTCGCAATCTGAAATGCCGGATTCGCATGGGCCTGCTTATACTGGGGTTCATAACGATCAGGAACTAGCTTCTTAAATAGTTGATCAATCTCCTCGATGTAAGGAATACCCGCCTTGTACTGTTCAAAGTATTTCTGGGTATATGAGGTCAAGCGACAAGGGAGTTTCATAAAGGGTGTCTGCTCGAAATAGCCCAAGACACTACTGAAGACATTATTATTTACGCGCATCTTACTCTTCTTACCATTCTCCATATAGCGCGCAGAATGACCCGAAATCTCTGTGGGCTTACGCTTCTTCCAGTATGCGCTCTTCAAATCTATAGGGCCGGCGGCAGCTCCGCGATTTCTTGATGCAGATGCCGCATTATAGAAATTCTTCCAGGCGAGCTTTACAATATCGTGCGGGATAACATTCTTACGGAGTCTAGCCAAGAGCCTCTTACCCCCAGGCGCCTCGGGATCCTTCGCATAGACATCAACGTCACTATCATAAATAGTATCAGCGTCTTTCTCACTGAAATATGTGCCTTCACGAGCCTTAATCTGGTCATCTGAAAGCTTCGGTTCTAAGATGACCTGTTTAACACCATTAACCTTTGCGGCATGAACAGGCTGTTTTGGAACCTGAACCCCCTCAAATAAGTCCTCATCTGAGATACCCATCTTTCTACCTTATACTTTTTTAAAAAAGTATTTAATTAGCCTTCGGCATATTGAAATACAAGATACCACCTAGAACTGCTGACACGACAATACCAGCAACGGCACCCTTTAACATTGCCTGTTGATCAGCCTCCATGAAATCCTGGGCCGTAATGACGGGCGTGCGTCCTCTGGCCCCAAGTCTAGAATAATACTGTAGGACCTCAGTCTCATTATAACTACGCTTTCCCAGCATTGTATTCACGTCGTTGTGAAGTTCAATTGTCCAACGAAACAGATCCTTTCTTGAATCTAAGGACGGGCCTACGGGCATCTTGGTAAGGTGTGAAGTGTAATGAGTGCGACACATTGGGCAAGGTATAATCGTTTGTAGTGACTCTAAAAACTCCTTCATCGCCTTTTTCTCGGTGTAGTTGGGATCCTGAGAATATCCCAAGGCAGCTATATGTATTGTGTGCCAAAAAAATGGCCCCCAGACCTCGGGCGGGATATGCATCCTTCTACTATTATGTGATATACTGAGGGCCGGTACTTAAGACGCATTTTATACTACGTGTAAGAGCTGGTTCAGCAATGGCATTCCAACAAAATATACAACAGGCGCAGCAACAACAAGGACAACAAGCAGGATTTTGTACAAATTGTGGAACATCCGGACACGTGTTTCGTCAATGTGTTGAACCCGTATCTAGTTACGGAGTATTGGTATTCAGATGGATAAGTCGCAAGGATAAATGGACACAACAAAGTGAATTTTGCCAACGGACAAAAACCCCAACCGGTATATCAAATCTCATCCCCCAGATTCTTATGATTCAGCGCAAGGACTCGCTAGGGTTTATGGATATTATGAGAGGAAAATACCGGGTAAATGAGCCAGAGTACATAAGCAAACAGTTGCGTGGTATGACGCCAGTAGAGCGCGAGAGGCTTCTGCATGACGATTTCGATGCGATATGGAACGATCTTTGGGGTGGAGATGCTGAAACATCCCAGCGATATGCTCACAATAGGCATGTATCAAAGGACAAACTCATGCAATTACGCGAGGGCATTGAATATCAGGGAAGTAAAATCACACTCGCAGATCTTCTCCGGCAGGAACCGGCTCCGTATAATACACCTGAATGGGGATTTCCAAAAGGGCGCCGAGACCTCTACGAAGCAGATATTAAATGCGCCTACCGCGAACTTGAAGAAGAGACCGGTATTCCTGAATCAGACGTATGGAAGGCCATCAATGTTGCCCCGCTAGTCGAACAGTTCTACGGGTCGAACAACATTCATTACAGACACACCTATTACATTGCACAGTATATCGGCGAATCAATGATCTGCTTCGATAAAACAAATAATGAAATGACGAGGGAAATCGGCAACATCGCGTGGAAGAATCTGGATGAGGCTCTGGTACTTCTACGACCTGAAAATGTCGAGAAGCGTGGAATTCTCATTCAGTTAGCGAATTTACTCCGGAACTTTGCACCTGTCTTACGGGAACCCATTGAAGGTCAATTGATCCCTTTTGAAAATCAAGAAGGAGAACAGCAAGAGAAGTATGTCTTTATCAGACAAGTCCAGCCAGGAGATAAGGGCGGCCGATCTAATACCCTACAATGGCGCTCGTCAGGAGGTGTCCGAAGGGGTAGACCAGCTCAACCGGCAAATGGAAGAGGAGGGATTATATCCAGACATAGATGACGAATATTTCCTTGAACGACTCCTTGCAAAACGTGAATTCAGAGAATCGAAGCAGGAGAAGATCACAGATGAAATGCTCGATGAGGATGTCTGTATGGTGAAGGAATTTGAATATACGCCCGTCCAGCGATTCATAGCCCAGTTTATGTCACCGAAGACACCCTACAATGGTATGCTCCTCTATCACGGAGTGGGTGTAGGAAAGACCTGTACAGCCGTCTTAACGGCGGAGGCCTTCCTCGAATTAAGTCCGAAGAATAAGGTCTATATTTTGGCCCCACCCGCCATTCAACCCGGATTTTATAGGACAATCTTCGATATAAACCGTGTAAAATTCGGCAAGGACGACAATGAGCCGAACTCCCATGACGGATGCACTGGAAACAGATATCTCGAACTGACGCAGACCTACTACGATCGTGAAAAGAAGGATATTGAATTGAGAGTGAATCGGCTAATTAACAAGCGCTATGCTATCCTGGGATACGTCGCATTTCGCAATATAATTCGTGACATCTTAGCACAGATTCCATCGACACTTTCAAAGCAGAAACAGGAAGATTTAGAAGTTACACTTTTAAAGCGTGCATTCAGTGGTTGCCTTTTCATTGTCGATGAAGCCCACAACATGCGTGATGTCTTAGAAGGCGATGATGACGAGTCTGATGATCTCGGCCTAGATGAGCGTAGTGATGCGAGTGCTGGAAAGAAGTTGGCCCCCCAGCTAAGACGTGTTTTAAGAACATGTGATGGAATCAAGCTGCTGCTGATGACGGCCACGCCGATGTACAACAATTACAAGGAGATTATTCCTCTCTTAAATTTTCTCCTACATGCCGACCACGCTGACGACTCAATGCTTCTAACCGAATCAGATATCGAGTTTCAAATGGGTCCAGATGGCGAAAAGCTAACACGTAAATCGGAGGCCAGAATTGTACAGGTTGCTAATGGACATGAGAGTTTTATGCGCGGCGAGAATCCCCGTGCATTTCCTGCTAGACTGGATCCTCCCACAGACTTTCGTGTAACAGTGTGGCCAGATGGTGCGCCAAATGGTACGCGCATCGAACCAGAATCCCAGAAAACAAATACTCTTCGCTTGCCACTCGTCCAGTGTCCTCTTTACAAGGACTCCTTCAATGTGATTCATGCATTAACACAGCACCTCGTTTCAACGAAAGGTGTCGGCATTCGAACCATTGATACGCTGCTACAGGCTGGAAATTGCATCTTTCCTGGAGAAGGTACGGAAGGTCGCACAGGCACAGAAGGATTCCAGAGTTGGTTTTCTGCGAATGCGATTCCAGGAACATTTGAAGGTGTGCGCCTCAGTACGCTGCCTCAATATACTACAACTGATCCTGCCGCTAATATTGGATGGATGAATACAGGCAAGACCAGTCTAGGCACATATTCACCGAAATTCAATGCAATTCTTCAAACCATACAGAAGTCTGAAGGCGTGTCATTTGTCTATAGTCGATTTGTGGAGAATGGTGCCATTATATTTTGCCTGCTGCTTGAAGCGAATGGTTACAGTCCATGGGGCCGTTCAGCGCCAATGTTCAAACGCGGCCCTGCTGCGCTTGGTCGTCAATGCTCAAAGTGCCATCGCCGTGAATCGGGTCACCCAGCCTTCGACAACTCTAAGATGGAAACAAAGGACAATCACTCATTCGCACCGGCATATTACGCTCTCCTCACTGCGAGTAGTATAAACACATCTGGCAAGG